CGTCCAGACGTTGCCGCTCTCGATCGATGGCGAGGAGAGCACCAGAATCTTGCCGCCGCTGCGCTCGAAGGTGCGGCCGCGAAGCTTGGCCTGTGCCACGGTGGTGGTTTCGGTCTCGGATGGCCTCTCGCCGTACTTGTCCACCTCATCGAGCACAATTATCTTGACCGAGCGATGCGCCATCTGGGTGAGAGATCCAGCCCAGGCCATACGGATCACCATCGTCCGCAGGCGTAGCTTGGCCTGACTGATATCTTCGACCCGGCCGGTGAGCAGGCGGCGCAGTTGCGGCGATTCGGTATAAACCCGCTGGATCCGCTCCTCCATGATCTCCTTGCCGGTGGCCTCGGTGGGATAGATATGGAGGGCGAGCCCGGGAGAGAAGACCGAAGACCAGGACTGGGCCACGTGGGCAAAGGTGGTCTTGGTGGTCTGCGGCGCGGCACAGACGGTCACCTTGTTCACATAGGGCTGGGCATAGGCGTCAAGCATGCCGAACAGGTGCGGCGTGATCTCAAAGGAAAAATAGCGCGACTCGAACGGGCCATACGGCACCTTGAAGTTTTTCGGGGCCCAGACAGAGGGCAGCTCTTTCTTGCGGCGGCGCAGGACCTGACGCTCGGCGGCGGAATGGGCGTAGCGATGACCGCCGGCCGTGAGCAGGTTGAGGGCCTTCCCGGCGTGGTCGCCGAGGATGGCGGAGAGGGCAGGGCCATTGTAGCAGCGGCTCTTGCCGGGTGTCTGGGGGGTGAGCATCATTGTTAAATTATGCCGTTTCCATCAATGCATTAAGGGCATCGATCATCACTGCTTTATCTTTTGCCGGGGCATTAGATATTCTGATCATTGTTTCCATCGTTTCCAGCTCATCCTTGCCGTCAGCCCCCACCATTCCGACCAGAGCGGAACGGAGTTTTGCTATCGTTGCTTCGGCAGCGCGGAGCGGATGTTTTTCGCAGACCTTGATATGGTCTGTAAGAATTTGCTCTCCATGCGACGGGGTTCCTTTTGGGCATGCCATTCCGCAGTAAACACAGGTCAGACATTCACAACTGCTCATCGCGGGGATATCTGTTCTTGCGGCTTCTGTGTTTGCGGCCCGCACCACAACTTCCAGCGCCTCTACATTCTCCGTGTTTACGGTCAAAAGCATGGTGTTAGCTGTGAGTCCGGGAACTTTTTTATAGGCATAGCCAGCTTGCGCCAGGTGGCGCTCGAATATCGAAAATTTCCAGTCGTCTATGGCAATTGCAGATTTCATTTCATCTCCTTTGTTATTGGTTATGCCAAAGCGTTAGTGAGACTGTCGCTGAAGCCTGTCAATCTCAGCAGCAATAAGTGCACCAGCCACTTTTAAAGTCTCCACGCCAGGCATCTTCTCGGCAAACTTCTGCTCCCATTTCTTGTCCCAACTTTTAGGCCAAAAGCCAGGCAGGCCTGTAAGCAAGTAACGCACCGCGTCTATAAGCTCACCACCAGAATGGTACTGGTCATCATCGTGTGTGGCATCAAATCCGTGTTTTTCTATCTGCTCTTGTCGTTCTTCCGCGATCAACTCAACCCCTGTTTTCATTGTATCCTCCTGGTTTATTTTATTAATGTCGTTATCACTGGCCTTCTTCCTCTAACTGTTTCAACTCTTTCGTGATCCTATTTCTGAGAGATTCAAGAGCCGCATATTTTGCATGTTGGCATCGACATGAGCCATACTCACGGTACGTGCATTCATCGCTACCATCAGGAGGCATCACAGGGCAGAGCGCAAACCGGCACACTTCCACTCCCACGCAATCAAAGCTAAGCTGGAAATCACCTTCGTAGAAGGTTGCGCCAATGTTCGCTGTTTTAGTGGCTTTCTTCGCAGGCATTGCACCCCCCAACTGTGTCAAATTCTTTTCCGCAAAAGATGCACCGGAATTTAATCTGTTTTATAATCCTCCCTTGTACCCGGCTTTCCACGGCGGAGACCACGGCCATAACACCGCAATAATGTATTTTCGGAGGGCTGCCACCCGCTTGGCTGCTATCATTTGCCGCCGTTTCGTAAATCTTCATGTAATCAATCATCCCTTCTCATCCTCATCAGCAAACAGCACTTCAAACTCATCAACCGCCACAAACCCGTTCAGCATCTCATCCCACATTGTCAGGATCATCTCCGAAAATTCCACAATCCTGGTCTGATCGCCACCGACCGCGGCGATGATCTCAGGGGCGGATGTCTCCAGCTTCTGGCGGAAGGCATTGTCGAGGGTGACATAGCGGGCGGCCAGCTCAAGATACACGCCTTCACGCTCAATCAGATCCCCGGCGTCCTTCTTGAATTTGAGCTCGGCGGTCTTGTTGTGCCACTCCAACTTCTCATTCTCCAGCTTCTGCTTCCTGATCGACTCCGAAACATCCGGCCCGCTCTCCTCCGTCCCGGACTCTCCCGCCCGGCGGATCCCCTCCGCCTCGACATACTGCTTGACCAGGCGGCGAGTATAGATACCGTCCTTGTTCTGGTGGCACTTGCCCTGGTCGCAGTGGCGGTAAAAGGTGCGCTCTACCACGGCGTACCCAGCAGCGGTCAGGAAGCGAAAGACCTCGGCCTTGTTGTTGGTGTCGACAAACTGACTCCACTCTAGGGCCGCCACCCCGGCGACCGGCAGATAGCGGGCCTGGAGCTCGGACGAATAGGAGGCGAGCTCCTCCTCGCTGGCCCGGAGGTTGTTCAACTTCTGGCTGCTGGAATCCTCGTTATAGGCCTGCAGATTGCGCTTGGTGGCATTGTAGGCCACCGTCAGGCGCGTTATCTCATCCGGGGCGGCCAGGGCCTTGAGATTGTCGATCAGGGTCTTGATCATTGGATCAGGCCACCACGGCAGGGGTCAGCAGTTGAGCCTGGCGGCCGGTGAACTGCTCCCAGCGGGTGACGATGACGTCACAGTACTTGGGATCGAGCTCCAAGCCATAGCAGAGGCGGCCGATCATCTCGCAGGCAATCAGGGTTGAGCCCGAACCCATAAACGGCTCAAAGACAATGCCGCCGTTTTTTGAGGAATTGGCAATGGCCCGTCGCGGAATCTCCACCGGTTTCATGGTGGGGTGCTCCGCACTCTTCAGGGGTTTGTCCACCTTCCAGACAGAGGCATCCATGCCGTCAGTGGCATCAGTGACCTCGTAGGAGGGGACCTTGATGGCGACCGCGCGGACGCCATCGCTGAAACTGATCGCAAATCCTTCTTCTTCCTGCTGGAAGACCAGGCCCGGCATCTCCTCGACTACCGTGGACAGCTTGCGGCCGCCGTACCACTTGTGGGCCGCACCCTCGCGCCAGCCGTAAATGATCGGCTCATGCCTCATGTGGTAATCCATGCGGCCCATGGTGAAGTGGTTTTTAACCCAGATCAGCAGGGACTTGGCCAGAAAGCCGGAATCAGCCATGGCCTTGCGAAAATTCATACCTTCCGAATCGGAATGACAGACATAGATTGGGGCGCCGGGGGCGACAACCGCAGCGGCGGCGGTGAAGGCATCGCGCAAGAAGATATAGAATTTTGCCGATGACATCTTATCATTCTTGATGGTCAGCTTGTCCTTGGTGGCGCCCGTATAGGCGACATTGTACGGCGGATCAGTAAAAACCATATCAGCGAGCCCCCCCCCCCATAACCCTCTGTACATCGGCAATGACGGTCGAATCACCGCACAAGAGGCGGTGATGGCCAAGCTGCCAGATGTCGCCGGGTTTGGTGATCGGCTCGGCCGGCACATCAGGAACGGCATCGGGATCGGTGAGGCCGGAGTTGGGATCGATAAAATCCAGCATGGCCCCCAACTCCAGCTTGTCGAACCCGAGGAGATCGAGATCGAAACCCAGCCCTTGCAGGTCGGCCAGCTCCAGGCGCAGCAGCTCCTGGTCCCAGCCGGCGTTCTCGGCCAGCTTGTTATCGGCGATAACATAGGCGCGGATCTGGGCCTCGGTTAAACCGGAGAGACGGAGACAGGGGACGGTGGCCAGCCCCATGGTGGTAGCGGCCTGGTGGCGGCCGTGACCGGCGACTATGCGGTTGGCCTCATCGATGAGCAACGGATTGGTGAAGCCGAACTCGCGGATACTGGCCATAATCTGGTTTATCTGCTCATCACTATGGGTGCGGCTGTTGCGATCATAGGAAGTGAGGTCGGTTATTTTTACCTGTTCAATTTTCATTGTCATTTTTAGCACCCTACACCGCCATTTTGGCGGATTGAATTTGCACATTGGCCCGCACCAGCGCCGCGGCCGGATAGGGAGAAACAGAGTTTCCGCACATCCGCACCTGGGCCGTCTTGGTGAGCGGCTTGCCGTTGTAGATCGGATCAATGATGTAGCTGTCATCAAATCCCTGGGCCCGGAACAGCTCCTTGGGGGATAGCATGCGCAAGCCGATATCCACGATCTCATATTGCTGGCCGCTGACTGTCACCAGACCGAAACGGTCTTTTGTGGTGATGGTATGCAGTGGATCCAGCAACTGCGGATCCCGATCACTACCGTAATATTTAAGGAGGAAGGCCCGGACCTCGCCGACATGGGTACCGGACGCGGTGATGGTCGGCAGCGGGCTTGTGACTTCCTGGCCGTCCCGGCAGGTGCCGCGCAGTTTCACCAGATGCGAGGTGACCAGGCCGGTTTTGCCTAGCCCGCCAGGGGTGATCGTCCCAACCGGATCCACTGGCGAGGAGCCGACGCTTTGCCCAAATTGACGGACCAGATGGGCGGTGACCACGCTGTCCTTGCTCTTGCCGGTTATTGTTTTTGACGGTTCGTTTACGGCTGCAGCTGAAGATTTTCCAAAATTACGAACGAGGTTTGCCGTCACCAGGGAATGATGGTCGACACTTGTCACCGTGCCGATCGGATCCTGCATATCGGAACCGACAACCCCGGTATAATGTTTGGCCAGAAAGGCCTCGATCAAGGCATGATGGCCGCCCTTGGTGTTGGCACAGATTGTCCGAAGCGGTTCGTCTGCAGGCATGCAGCGGGGTGATGAGGCGTTGGCGTGTTCGGTGAAAACCGGTACCACCAGGGCATGGCGATTTTCAGTGGTCTGGGTAGCAAGCGGATCCGCCAGCGACTGACCGCGAAAATCCTCACCCTTCGATCCGTAGTAGGTGACAATGAACGGATCCGGATTATCAACCACATAACGCATGATACCCTTAGCAATCCGGCGCATAGTGGCATCGGCCAGGGGACGTTTGCGCTCAAAGATTGACGGGGCCGGGATGCTCCAGTCGATGCAATCCGCTGCCGTGCGCCATGGCAGCAACTTCCCGCTTCTCACGGCCTTGCTTTTCGGATCCCCGTGGGTAGGTTCCGGCCAGACGATGGGCAGTCCATCACAGCGGGCCACCAGGAACAACCGCTTTCGGATAGTCGGGGCGCCATAATCGCAGGCCCGCAACTCCTTCCACTCCACCCGGTAACCAAGTTTTTCAAGCCGCGACTTCCAAAGATAAAAGGTCTGCCCTTTGTTTATTCCGCATGGCATCATAACCGGACGGCCAGTATCATCCATTTTCTTATGACCGGAATCGTCACACACGTGAACCAGAGGGCCCCAGTCCTGAAACTCCTCGACATTCTCCAGCATGATCACCCGGGGCCGGACCTTCAGGGCATAGCGGACCACGACCCAGGCCAGGCCCCTGATCTTGCGGGCCACCGGCTTGCCGCCTTTGGCCTTGGAAAAATGCTTGCAGTCAGGAGAGAACCAGGCCAGACCGACCGGGCGGCCCTTGACGATCTGGCAGGGATCAACCGTCCACACATCCTCGCAATAATGGGTAGTGTATTGATGGTTGGCCAAGTGCATCGCCACAGCCTCAGCATCATGATTGATGGCGATATCGACCGCCCGGCCGAGAGCCATCTCTATTCCGGTACTGGCACCGCCACCCCCGGCAAAGTTGTCGATGATCAGCTCGTCAAAAAGCCCCGGCTGAAATTTATGCATTGCTCTGGTCATGTCTTTTCCTTTTTTTAACCAAGCGGCCAGCGGCCGCCACTTAATCAACCACGTATTCATGACGGGGCACGGTTGCCAGGACCATCCGTCCGGGAAGATTCACCGGCTGACAGTCAATACAGAAATAGCCGCCGGCATCAGCATGCCAATACCGGTCACCATCGCAGAGGCAGCACCATTTCAGGCCGGGGATTTTCTCGGGAGATCCGGCATTGCCCGCTTTCATCGTGTTTTTCTCATCACTCTTTTCCGGCACACCCCCCTCCCCCCGTTGTGGAGCCCACAGGCGAAAAGACAAGGTCATGGCGCGCGGTATTTGATGCCAGGGCGGGCACAAGTCCGGCCTCGATCCAGGCGCGCAGGTTGCCGCCAATCTCGGCATAGTGGCCGGGGTCTTTTCCTTGCGGTACCGGCCAGAATTTTGCCTGGCGGAAAGCGGTCTGCCAGCGTTGGATTGAAGCCGGACCGGCGCCGGTCTTTCCATCCTTTCCCGGATCTGCATCGAGGGCCACCAGAATGACCGGCAGTATTGCCAGCTCGGCCCGCATGGCAGCAGTAAGACCGGCAGAGACTGTGCCGATAGCGATGACCAGCACCTGGTCATGAGCTGCCGCCACCGCCATACCATCAAGCTCGGCCTCGACAATCACCGCCCCGCGGATGGTTCCGGTTGGACGGAGTACCAGCGGTTCGTTGCCGGATCCTTCCAACCACACATATTTGAGATCCGGCAAAAACTTTCCCCTGGCCTCATCGGTACGGCGGACCCGGAGACGGTGGATCCGGTTGTCGTCATAGATCGATATCAACAGACCTCCTGGCACCCATAATTCTTCCTTGCCGTTGCGAGGCTGTAGGCCGATGGCAGCGCGCTTGACCTTGCGGTCGTGCCCAAGCCAGCCCAGGCCGAATCGGTCTGCTGCCTCGCGATTGATCCCGCGCTTGGCCAGCCACGCCAGGACTTGCTCGTTGTCCTGTAGGCGGGGAACGGCCTGCTCAATGATGGATTCAGCCCATTCCCGCCATACGGCCTGCGGAGATTTTACCATGGTCAGTGGCAGCTCATTTTCCTGTTTGGCCGCAAGAGGCGCGATCGTGCGCGGCTGGCGCACCATTCTCTTTCCTGATCCGTCACCCATGCGGCATGTCCCACGTACCTGGCACGACTCTGCACGACATGCCACTCCGGCATGTTCATGGGCCTCCGGGCAGGTCATATCCTCTTTCTTGCGCAGCCAGGTAATGATGTCGCCCCGGAAATTGCAGGAGAAGCACCGGAAGCCGCCATCAAGGTAAAAGCTGAACTTTTCAGATTGCTTTGACCCGCCGCACTCAGGACAGGCCCCGGAAAACCTGCCACTTTTTTTCAACAGGGAATAACGGGTGGCGATGTCCTGGACTATCGATTCGATATTGCTCATTGTATTGCCCTCCTCATGGTGGATACGCTGCACACTAACAACTCATGGTACTTAACATACTGATTTAATATATTATTATTACTTACCATGAGTAATATGAGTAAAATGTATATGTAGCATGGAAGATAAATAAGTTTATAGTTTTTAGGTTCCATGCGTGCGCGCTGCATTTTGCTCATATTGCTCATGGTTCCACCTTATTCCTGTGTGAAAACAAAAGGATATAAACCATGAGTTGCGTGAGGGGAGCGTATCCACCATGAGTAACCATCAACTTCTCCCCTGCATGTTGAGCTTGACGGCAACTTTTATGGTCAATCGGTATATCCAGGTCGATCCTCCTGACGGCTCAACGACAAAACCTTTCTCACGCATGGTGGCGGTGACCCTCTTAATAGGTAAAATGAATTTATCGTTGTCGTCGTTGTTCTGGTTCCACCAGAATTTGAAGGCCTCGTACATGGTTTTGGTGGTGATCCTGACCTCTGGACGATCCGGCCACTGGTCGCAGCAATCGTCCATGAAGAGACCGACCGGATCATTCTCCTTCACCAGGCGGCTGACGTGATCAAGCACCTGTTGCGGTGGACGCAGCCCGCCATTTTGTTTGTATTCCTGATACCCTTCCACGATCCAGCGCAGGATTCCTGGGCGGTACTTTGCAAGTTTTTCGTGGAGGTGCGGGTCTTTTTTTCGGAATCTGTCAGCCAGGGCTGGGTATTTTCTCTTTTTTTCATCCACGTCATCGACATAGATGTACGGAAATTCGAGGATCAGGAGGCGCTCAACAAGGGACAACTCCCTGGTCAGGCCGACAGGGAAATTGTTGGTCTGCAAAAAGGTGGTGTGGGTGGGATCAAAAATGATCTCGCTGCGGTAGTTTGGCCGGCATTTTATTTTATTCATGCCGGTAATGGACTTCAGGGCGCTAGAGTCGATGCGTTGTCCTTTGTTGGTCTCGGCAGCGACGATCCAGCGCTTGTGCAGGAGGCTGTATTTATATTCGGTGGCGGCATTTACCGACGGCTCGTTGCGCTGCTCCAGGATCATCCCTTTATCGATCTCGTGGTAATATGGCCCGAGCACATCGGCGATGGCATTAAAGAACGTCCCTTTACCATTCCGGGCAGGCCCTATATAGATCCAGATATATTGCTCGTGGGTATAACCAGTGGCCGCGTATCCTATCGACCGTTTCTGAAACCGTTCCATCTCCTCAGAACCAGACACCTCCTGGACAAAATCGACCCAGGGGCCGTATTCAGCTCGGGGGGCATAGCTGACATCCAGCGCCTTGGTCATCCTGTCTGATGGACGACCTTTGGTCAAGGCTCCGGAATCCAGGTCAATAACTCCGTTTTGTACTGGAAGCAGCAAGGGGTTTTTGTTAAAATCCGACTCTTCACAGGCCATATTCCGATCAACCACTGCCGCCATGGCCAGCGCTTTCTTGATTCCGTTCTCGGAGCGGAGGCGAGAGACGCGGCTTGCGTACTTGTCGCGCAAGGTCAGCATCCATGCATCTTCATTTTTTTTCGTTATTCCCCGCTCTTCAATTTTTTGCGCGAGATCCATCCGCATGCGTTCATACTCCAGCGCACACTCCTCAACCGCATTGATTGATTCCCGGAATACGTCACGATTCCAGACATTACCCTGCCATGAATACCACTCTGGATCCTTGTTTACGGTCACGTTTAATAAAAAACGATCCTTCAGCAACGTGGCCACCATAGATCCATCCCCACGCTCATTTCCATCCAGGCAGCTCTTAATATACAGAGGATCGAGCGGCTCACGTGTCGCCTTCGGCAACAAAGCCGCCGCCCGCTCCTCCACTTGTCGTGCTATTTCCTGCTCTGAAATCGGCACAGAATCAGGTGCGGAAGTTTGTTTGGTCATCTCGAACCATCAATAAAATTGATACCAAAATCCAGCATCCCAATATTTGCCAAAGTTGCCAACTTGCCACCAAAATAAAAAACTTGTAGCGAGCCAAGCCACGCGGTTCGTCGACCCGTTAGGGGGCTGGGTGCTGGAGAGGACCCGCTACATTTGGGGTCCTGGTAGGGTTTGGTAGCCTGTTGGAGGTATCCTCCGAGAGGGGGGAGGGGGGAAGGCGGAACATCGCCGCCGCCCTTCGGTGTTGACAGGGCAGCGGCAACAAGGTCCTGCATCATCCGGGTCACGATGCTTGCTGTTGAAGCATGAGGCCAGGTGGTTGATGAGGATATACGAGATAGTGGACATGGTCTTGACCAGGAGAAACGACATGAACGCCAGGCCATGATGGTCACATCAGCGATGAAAGACGGAAGCGGGGAGGAGAGGTCGAGGCACGGATTCTTGGTTCGACCAGTGCAAAGCCAGGGGATAGTCAGTGGTATCATTATAATCAAAGATGGAAGTTGTTTGATGTCAGGCTATCGGCACAGATCTTCAGTGGCCAGATCAGCAGGAAGAAGCATCCGAGTAACAGGAGCAGAACCAACGTCATGGCCAAGTCCTTCATATTTATTCTGGTACTTGGCATAGAGGATTTCGAGTTGAGATGCCATCATCGCCAGTCAGTCTCCGGATCCTCTCCACTGAAAACCGCGCGACCGGATCAGTCTCGTTGGCAATGGCGGTACGGTACTTTGCAGGGAAGATCGTGGTCGAGAATCTAGAGAGCAGGGCAGCCTCATCAATCGGATGGGCTGGTATATTTCCGGTGCATAGGTGCACCTGGTGGGTGGGGTTAAATGAAGTGTGGTTCTCGGGACAGGGCAGACTGGCCAGGCCGTCGTTACCGGCAAGTGCTGCCAATCCGGATGCCGTTATATCGGATCCCAATACTGTCCGCGATTTATCCTGGTCAATCATTGTGCCCTACCTCCAGCCAGTTGGCCTTGATCCGCCCTGATTGCCGAGGCAAAGGGATCAAGGCCGGGGGTATTCTCAGAGGAGAGCCTGAAGGAGGGGCGGGGAGAGAGCGACGCATCAGGGCCTGACGTACGCTCTATGTTGGTGATGATGGTGGCCACAACAACAAGTATCATGACAGTGGCCACCAGCCTTGCAGTCAGATTGATGAATGCCGGTACAACCTCACCGACCACAAAGTCATTCGCTCGACGGACAGAGCGCCGGACCTTACCGCGTAAAGGGTGATTTTCTTTCCAGATCATTTCCATGGTTGCGCTCCTTTTTTGGCTGCTCTTCTTTTTGCCGAGTCAACTCTCGACATCTCTTTGGCGGCGGCGATAGATGCCCCTTTATCGATCCTGGCCAGCCTGATCAGCCGCTCTGCCGGGTTATCGATGGCAGGTGACAGGTTGGCAATCTTGGCCAGCATCTGCTCGATGCGATCCAGACGAATCAGGATCTCCTGGTCGGGGGTCAGGGAACTCATTTCGCCATTTCCTCTTTTGATTTACCTGCCGGCACATCAATGCCATCCATCATGCTTTCAAGCTGGTATGCCTGCACGTCTCGGCGCTCTTTATACGATTGGATCTCTTTTATTACTGGCGGCAAAGCCATCCACATAAGACCAATGAAAATGATAACAGCGACAATGACTTTCATAAGCGTCATCCCTTAAAATCCTCGCAGTACTTAGCGCAGGTGCGCTCAATCTCGGCGATTGCTGCAGCCGTCAGCACTTTGACCACATCCGTATCCATGCCATCAGCAATGGCGGCGTGCAGAAGAGCAACATCTTTATAGTCAGCCAGCATTTCTTCGTTGATAGTAGGAAGGGGCTCGATGATTTTTGCCTCACCACCGCAACTCAATGAAGTCTCCGATAAAAGGAAATCAATACAGGACCGGATAGCGCCGAAATGACTGTAATCATCTAGAACGTCCAGCATGCGCTTGAGGCCAAGGATAGGATCATACGCACCGTCTACCTTGGCGGTGGTCATCGGATCCTGACACCAGTAGTCAATGGCTCTGGCATTTTTGGTGCCGAAAATGCCATAGAGGAAAGAAGCGCCCAGGTGCTTACGAACATAACCAAACACCTGCCAAGACTTCATTTTTAATGGTTGTTTCGGCATTTATTTATCTCGCTCCTGCTGGCATATTTATATTATGGAAAAAGAATCTTTGAAAATCCCCCCGGCACCTGCTACGATAAAAACGGGCGCCAACCTATCAGTATCGCTTTTTACGCCGGACTATCCGACGACAGGGCCAGGGGTTTTTTGTTTTCTACGATCGACAAACGAACAACGGTGCAAAAATGGAAAAATGTCTCCCAACTTCCCTGTCTGGGGCGGTCGGTGTTGGGTAGAGCTTCATGGTCAATCCATGCCCGATCATGCGAGCACAGCCAGAGCACTCACATGCCTTTTTGCTCCATTCAGAGCCTGGCTAAAACTATTATGCTTGCTCCTTGGTTGATGGTTCGGGCCAGAGATCGGAAGCAGTGATGTACCTGGCAGGAAAGCAACACTTTTCAGGAAAATCTTTTTTACAGCAGACAAATATTCTTGGGTGTGTCTTGGCTTTTTCAATAATTTCTTGGTCGGTTGCATCGTTATGAAAAACCCAACCAGCTGGCCGCGGTGGGCTATTAGCCAAAACGACTTGTTCTTCAAGTGCGCAAGCAATAGTGGATTTTCCTCTTCTACCCCTGATAAAGGTCACTATGATATCACCTTGTCTTACAAGCATGTGTCTTTCTCCTTGGTTGTGGTTTCAGGAACCGGCTTGCTTATGGCTTCTTCTATGGCCTGGGTGATCCGGGCGGATTTACTTTTTCCTTCAACCACTAAATAGACGGCAACACGCGAGACGTTGAGAGATCTGGCGATCTCCGCCATATTCACTTTTCGTTTTTTAAGTTTTTGTTTAGTGGTTAAGTTATCATTCATAATTAACCTTATAAATCGATTCGCTCGATTATGTCAATGAAAAAAATAGAGCCAGTTGAAAACAATATAGGGATTCGACTCAAAGAGCTTCGGTTGCATCTCGGGTTTACGCAAGACAAATTTGCGGAAAATCTAAGTATTACAGGTGGTTATATATCTGTTATTGAGAAAGGGAAAGCAACTCCTTCTGGAGCTGTTATATCAGAAATAGTGTCGGCTCATCGAGTGAATAGAAAATGGATCGAGTCAGGAGAAGGTAAAATGTTTCTGGATGAAACCCCGGAAGAAAAACTGGTACGCACTTACGGTAAAAACCCGGTAACAACAAATTACGGGATAGCGTGGAAAAATGAGACCGAGCGACCATCAAGCAGCAAAATTGCCGCGACAATAGAGCCTGGCCCAAGAAGGGCCGCGCAGCTGGCAAAAAAGCTCATCGAAAAAGACGAAGGATATCCAGAAAACACCGGACAGGAAGAGAGTGAAGAAGCAGAACAAAACAGGCATGATGATCTGATCAGCAAGACATCCCGAATCATCACCTCGAAGAGTATATACAATTCCGCGCTGGAGCGGAATATTGAAGCCTTTCACAAAGCAGTGATAATGGAGGAAGAAATGATTGGATTAAGAGAGGAAATGGCAACGAGAGACAAAAAACACGACAATGATATTCAAGAATTAAAGGATTTGCTTCTTTCGTTGGGGGCTACAACCAAAAAAAGAGACGAAGCGGCCAACTCTTAAAGTTATATCTGGTGGCAAGATATCGGAGAATACGAAAAGAAAGTTTAGAGCATCCACCATGGACCATTTATGGGAAGACAGATACAATCATTACCGGAGAATGGTTGTTGATTTGCTGGTGATGGACGCCAATATGAGTATGGAGGAGGCCAGTAACGTCAACCCTATCGATATTGATTTCAATCAAGGAATTATCGTGCTTCCATACCAAGAAGGAAAAGTTTTTTACATCACGACAAAGCGGCTGCTCCTTGGGCTGGTAGACATGGTGAAGATGTTCCGTCATTATAATTGGCAACCAAGTAAGCGTATGGAGGGAGCGTGACACTTGAGATGTTTATATGTGATTTTAAATAAAAAGAATAAATAATTGAGGAATAGAGAATAATAATGAATAAAACTGCATTATTATCCATTTTTTTACTGGCCAGTACGGTTCACGCCGGTACAGTTCTGGATTTTAAAGGAGGTTCATTCCCCATAAAAAAGAAAACAGGAGAATTTATAGAAGTCGTCCGTGCGGAATTTGAACAATCTAACAAAATGGAAAACATGCTTGTTTTTACAAAAAAAGATGGAACTGAAGGATTTATCCTGACAGACAATATTGAATTAAACTGCATGAAAGAAATCATCAGGATAGCAGAGGGAGAATCAGTTCAAAACATTGAGATTCCAAGGACAACAAAAAAGACTGAAAAGGATAAATCAAAATCCATACCATCTTTCGATGAATATTATTTCGATAGTAGAAAATACTGCAAAGAGGTCAGCAATGTTATCGGAGGAAGCTATCAAATTGAAGATGGATGCATGCAAAATGAGCGAACCTCTGAAAAAAATCTAAAAAGAACGAGTGTTCCCAGTGAAATTATAAAATACTGCAAAGAAGTCAGTAATGTCGTTGGCGGCAGTTATCAAATAATGGATGGATGCGTTACCAATGAATTGAACGCAAAAAGAAGCCTTGGAAGGTAAAAAAAATGATCACCGATAAAGGCAAGGAAAATGGGAATCGACGGCAGTGAGATAAAACGACAACGCATAGAGCGGGAAAAGCGTATTGCTTCTCTTAACGCAGTCGATCCATCGCCAGATCCAGATCAGCTGACAACGCGGGGGAATTTCACCATTAAAAATCTGCGCCCTTACGTTTTTGGCGTAGTTGTTCCTGTTCTTTTGGTAATGATCATTATCCAATATAACTACAGCCATGACACCCCACCAAGCAGGTCGACATGGAATGGTCCGGAAAGCACGGTAAGCAATGCAGCAGAGTTTAATTATGCCGATTACGTAGCAGCTATTCTCAATTCAAAGGTAGGAGATGTTTGCAAAGTCAGTGTTTCCGGTTACCTTACTAAAACATTAAAAATTGATTGGACATCAAAAACCACCACCTTAGAATCCATCATGATATTGGGCCAGATTGGAAAAATAAAAGAAAAACTTTATCAAAATAATGTCCGCTATTTTCAATACCCAAACGATTCCGGGACTTACAATGTCATAGACTGGAAAACAGGAGAGAAGACATCAATCCATGAACGCACTCCATTCTATATTTTAAGGAAATAAGGAAACACCATGATCCCAGAAATCGGAATGATGATCGGCGCCTATATCGTCGCTAAACTTGTCTATATCAGCGGAAAGGATGACGCCTCATCTTTAACTAAGATCCTGTCCGTGGTAACGATCCTGGTGGCCGTGTTCGTGGTTGGTGATCTTATGGTTCGTGGATCTTCATTCAGTGCCGGTCTACCGAATATCAGATAATGAGCGTCTACAACCGCAAATCTACCCCTATTGACAAAAAATCTCCATTGACTATGGTAATGGTATGAACACAACA